CCAAGTGTGCGATGTGCCGAACGGAACTATGGGTCACACGCCCAGAGCCTACTAACTAACACTTAAGTAAGCATACTGATTTAGTCTGGTATTTAAATACCGACATAAACCCGTATTTTTGTAATATAAAATGGGACGCACCCAACCTACGCCAACCGCCTACAAAACCAAGGGGTTCTCTGGAGTTTTCGTCGCAGTCGCAGTTAATAGATAGTATATATTTGTATTTTCCAGATGACAGCACTTTATCCAGAAATCGGGTGACCTCCTTGTCTAACCAGTGTTGTAATACATCTTTAACAATAAGTAGGTCTGCCTCTACCATCGTATCGGCTTCCAGTAAGCAGTTCTTAACTTCAAAAGTCCAGAACCGGCTTAGGGGCTGGTAGTTCTTATTAAGACTATCTATTAACGGCTTGTAGCAGTCGTAGCCCGTATATTTAACATCGGTTTTATAGTATATAGCCTTACCACAACGCCAGTCGCCACACCCCACGTCAACTACGCTTTTTATGCCTTGCTGTCCTATGAATCGCTTTAAAAATGCGATATACTCCTCGTTAAACTCCATGCTACTTCCATTACCACTCTGACCCGGATAATCTTCGCATATATCTTCGCCCCAGCCCTTACGCTCGTAAATACTCTTAAAAGCCTCTGGGTGTTCCATTTATACTTAATGTAAATACTTTTATTTACATTAAATCCAAATATTGGGGAGCGTTTTAGAAATACTTAAACTCATAACATTCAGCGACCTCAATAGGGGGCATATTTGCCAAAGTGGTGATTGTCGGAATGTTGGCTAAGTTTAACTGACTGCCTCCATTAATACCGGAGGAAATAGTTTCAAACTTTATTGTGCTTCCTACCACGTGTGTAGGGGCTTTCACATTACCGCCTACGACTGTATCCAGATGCTTATACCATAGCGAAAGGTCGGGGGTCTTGCGATAGTGGTAAAGGGGTGATTCGTGGCAAGAACAACAACATTTAAAAGAGGTGCTTGTAGCCATTCTTTTCTATATTGTAAAGACATTATTTTTACGCTATTTACATCATTCCGCCGTGCTGTCCCATAAGACGCTGGGCAAGACCACCGCTGTGCTTACCACCGCTCTTAGCACCGCCGATAGGTCTGCCGTGACCACCGCCCTCTACCGCACCGCCAGAAGCCTTGCCTCCATACTCCTTAACACGGTTAAGCACGTTGCCAAGGCGGTGTAAAGCACCACGACCGCCGACGATGCGGTTAAGGTTGCTACGTGTTCCAGCAGAGGACATAGGTGCGTTAATAACATCAGCCTCGTTAAGCACACCCTTAATCACACGGGAACTGCCTTTTACGGTTTCAAAATAGCCACTATTAGCCGTCACGATGTATAGTGTGGCGTTATTTACGGCTGAGTTGCTGTTGTTTAGGACTGTAGCGTTAAACTGGAGAGTGTAGTTTCCTACGACACTTGGTGCTTGTCCCTCTTGGAGTGTAATATCCTTAGAAGGCTTTAGCACAAGGAAGCCACCAACTAACTGGGACTTGTAGCCAGTAGCCGTAGGAGGTGTCGCACCGTTGTCAACGGCGGACTGACCGAAGCCCAGCCAAGAGTTGTAGTCCATCTCAAGACCGTTCATTACGGACATCTGGTATAACTGCTCCGTAGTGTGGGAGGCAAGTAGACCGGAGAAGTTGTCAAAGTTAATGGAAATCTGTGTAAGGGGTAAATACCAGTCGCCGTCCGTTCCAGCACCAGCGTATGTCTGGGGCTTACAGTAGATGATTAGCAAGTCGGGGATACAAGGGAGTGTAAGGGTCTGGGACTGAACTTGGGCGGACTGTCCCTTGGTAATGCCACCGAGCGTCTGGTTAGAAACATAACGGGGAAACTCGTAGTAAGGCACGATTGACTTAGCGGGAAGAGGAATGGAAAGAGAAGGGGTTAGGAACTGGACGTTAATGCGTGAGCCAGAGAAGGGAGAGCCGTTCGCTGTCGCATCGTTATAGGCTACACTGGAGCATCCTACAATCTTATTACAGAAGCGGAGAACACGACCAGAAGTAGCGGACTGACTGGGGTTAGACATATTCATTACTAACTGGATGTTCTGGACTCCAAACATACCAGTATCCAGTTCGTGAATGTCGCTAAAGATAAAGGGAGAAAGCACCAGTTTCTCGTTGGAGTAGAACTGGACGTAGATAGAGTAGTTGGCAGTTCCAGCCACTTGGACGGGAACGCCGTTAGTGTATGTCACAGTCGCACCGAAACCGGCTGTAGCGGAACGGGGGTCGGCGTATGTGCCGTTGCCAGAAAGCACTACACCAGCGGGGTTAGTGAAGTATAACTGACCCCAAGCACCGTTGGGGATATTATCACGCCCAGTAGAAGCCCCAAAGTCCGCAAGAGGGTTGCGGATTGTCTGGAAAGCATCGTTGTAAGAGCCGTATGTGTCAAGCATATTCGGGCAAGTTCTCTGGATACGATTTTTGTTGTAGTCCGTTAGGCGGAGAACCTCATAAAGCACATCTCCAGTATTCATAGTCACAGTTGCGTCGTTAATAGTCGCAGTCATAGTCTGGACGAGGGAGTGAAGAGGGAAAGGAGCAAGGGAAACATCACGACCAAACACAACGCAAGGCGTTCCCGTGCTGACAGCAAGGGGTGTAGCGACGAAACCTAACGCACAGTTGGCTCTCCACTCTACACCTCTATCAATAAATACGCCCTCAGAAGGAACGCTAATATTATAGGTGTGCTGGGAGGCAGTCTGAGAGAGTGCCGTAAAGGGGGCGTTCGTAAGCGATAATGCTCCCTTTTCTACCGCATACTTAGGCTGAGTCTGAACGATGCGGTCATCATAAACGGACATCTTCTGGACGGAGTCGCTCATTTTATATATTATAGCCATATTTAAAAAACGCCCATTTTCCTATTTTATTATTTCTTACGGAACATCATTTTGATAGAAACACTTGTAAGGTTAAACATAGTAATCGGGTATAACTGGTTGTTTATTCTATTCTTAAAGAATACTTGTATGTCTATATTACGCAGTTCCGTGCGTGAGCCGGTAAAAGAAGAAAGGCGATATTCTCCAGTAGGCGTGTAGGATAGGAAACCACGGTAATCGTCCGCTCTATCCATGGGTAAAGCAATATCCGTAATAATGGGGGCGAAGGCGGAGGTGGATTCTTGCGGGGCATTTGTATTACCCTCCCCATAGGACAGCGGTGTGCCAGTTTGTTCCGGGAAGATTGGAATCATAGTAGAAGAAAACACAATCGCAGAAATAGGCGACCAGAGCGTGGAGGTGCTATTGTAGTTCTGGGTAATCTTAACAAAAGGACTTAGATTTGTAGCGATTGCTGGTCTATTACCTATCGTGGGCGACCAGACACCTATCTGTTGTATGGTGACAAGGTTAGTCCCAGAGGGCTGAAACAATATCTTATTAACCAAGCCGGAAGGCAGTTCGTCACCATAGTATAAGTTATTGAAGTTTGTAAATAAACCGAACATATTAGTGTTAAAATAGAGTTCGCCTATCTCTGTGCCTTGGTTAGTAGAGGGTGTGGTATTATCCGCATACACGGGAACACCACCATTCCAAGACCAAGCCGTAAAGTCAGTCGCAAGTGGAGGGGTGCTTACTGGTGTGCCAGATAGATTGTCGCCGAAGCAGTAAGAGTTGCCGTATATGCTAAAAAGCCCACTATCTTGGTTATACTCCAAGAATGGAGCAGAGCCTTGTAGAACTGGCTGATTACCAGCAGTTCCACCTACCGTAAGCCAGTAGTTCGCCCACTGCGTCCGTATAGATAAACCGCCGTTAATAGGTGCTGTCGCTACTGAATCGTTCATAGCATCGCTTATAGTCTTATTAACAAGGTTCGTCCAGTGGTCGTATGTATATACCCAGTAGTAGCGTCCACGCAAGTCTTGCCCTACTGCCGTGCCATCTGGAAGCACCGTATTCGGGGGCTGGGGTAGAGGGGCATTTATGGTTTCGGACTTATACATAACGAAACGCTGGGTAGTAAATGTATGGTCTTCATTAGCACCAGAAGACGGGTTCTTGTAATACACTCTATACACAAGTGTTATAGCGTAATCAGTTAAGTTAATGTCCGCTTGTGTATCATTAACAGAAGGAATAAATATCGGCAAATCCTTACCAGCACCGTCCATCGTAAAGCGAATGATACTAAACACGTATTTGCTAATATCGTTGATTAGTGGTGTTGAACGGGTTTCTTGGAAGCGGATTGCTGGGTCTTTGCCAAGTCCAAGAGAAGTAGGGCTTTTAGCGTCAGCCACTATATCGGCGTTGTAATACACAATATCGGGGTCGGTGTCCTTACCTACGGTTTCTACAACTGAGCGATAGTTGTAAGCCATTCTATTATATACTAAGCATATATTTTTACATTTGTTATTTGTTTAGTTTAAGATAGGTCAATCCAGCGACAAACTCATCTGGCGATAGACCGCTTCCTAACACTAACTTCTTATACGCATCTAACGATAAATCTTTATACATTAAACGGGCGATACAGTGGCGACCACAAGTATTAACTGCCTTATCGTCTTCTTGGAACTTGTATGTATTAAATACGACCTTATATTCAGATTCATCAAATAACCGTGTTAAAACTGGCTTCTCAAGGTTTAACTCACGACGCAAACTACTACTCATCCACTTAAGTTCTGTGTCGGGGGCTTTACCATAAGGGTCAAAAAACTCTATTTCGTTAGGGCGTTTAATCATACATACCCAGTGTCCGTTAGACTCAGAAGATACTGGATACAAGAGCATTACCCGACCAAGACTATCAAAAATCTCGTCAATATCATTTACAAGTTCTAACGCAGAGTAAATCATAATATTTGTAGGCGGTTTCAAGATATGGTTTATATCGCTGTCTGATAGTGGGTAATCTACTACACGCTCTGTAGCCTCTACAGTATCTTCCATTACTAATATATGTAAGTTATTTTATTTGCGTTTAATATATAGAATGTCCCTAAGACAAGTCCAGCCGTTAGAGGTAAAGCAAGTCCTCGGTTTCAGCACCGCACAATCTACGGGAGGCTACGATGTGTATGTAAGTGGTTTATCATCAGCGACTACTATAAGCGTTGAAAATGCTGGTGAAGACCTTACAACATTTGATATTTCCGACCTAATCCCTATTATTAACCTACATGGTGGACTCGGTCAACTACAAATCGGCTTCCAAATCGGCACTATTCAGCCAGAAGCCTCCACTGGTGTTATACAGTATTACCTAAACTGGGGACAAGACCCACTCCTACCTATTACCGCCTTTGAACAAATAGCAACTGTGGATTATGCGAACGTCCAGAATATTATGAACTTAACTGGCACATATAACGCACAAGCGAACATTTTAATGAAAGTTCCGCCAAACTTAGACCCGGCTGTCGGTCTATATATAGCCATTCGCTGGGAAAACATTAACGCACCAGACAATACTAACTTAACGGTAGTCGCTTACACACCAGTAGTAGCATTACAACCACCAGCACCATCTCCACCCCCATCTCCAATCTAAATCTTTACATTTTATATATTATGTTATAATATAAGAAATGCCCGTGAAGAAGTATAAAGCACCAGCGACACCAGCACCAGCCCCGCTCCCAGTCGTAGCGAAGCCAGAACCAGTCCCAGCAAAAGAGGTTGAGGAGGTTAAGGTCGCTGAGAGCATTATAAACCACGCTAAAGAGGTTCTTATTACCGCCAAGCAGAAGAAAAAGAATGCGGTTTTAGAGGCTAATAAGGGCGGGTTTATGGACGGTTATACACACCCTTTCCCAGCACCAGTTAAGACCACGGTATTCCCTCCTAACGAGGCATCATTTAAACCAACATTCTGGTTTAATAATAACTAAGGCATATTATATAGATGGATTCTACAACTTCTTCTGCTCTTGCGATAGGTTCTATGGTAGTATCTATCGGTGGTGCGATACTAATGGCAATAAATCACAAGCGTGTTCGTAGCAACTGTTGTGGTAAGGAAGTTGTAGCGTCGTTAGATGTAGAAAATACAACGCCTCCAGATGGCGGATTAAAAATCTCCATACCAGTAGTAAATGCCCGTGACCATCAGCACCCGGTGGCTGACAGCGATAAGAAACATACTAACGAACATGTATAGTGATATGTGTATTACGCACCCCTATTTTGACACCCTTGGAGAAGTTCTTTCCGGCTTGAATAAAATCTTGGCAAATCCCCAGAAATATCAGTAAATAAATATATTTACCATAAATATAAATGGTAAAACTCGTATGGGTAGGTAATCACTACGACCATGTTATAGGGTATTCCAAAATAACCTATGACATACTCACGACCCTATCAAAAGAACCAGAGATAAAACTGTATCACTTTGGCTATAGGCGACACGATACATTTAGACGACCACCTATTAAGGGTGTATCGTCTTATGTAGGGTGCGAATCCACTATCCACCGAGGGCAACTGGGTTTCGGTGAAGATAAAATCGCTAAATATTTGGACGTTGTTAAACCCGATATAGTCGTGTTCTACGGCGAACCCGGTTCTACCGCTGAAATCCTTAAGTCCGTTCCAGTCAACCGCCCCTACAAACTATGGGCGTATATAGACCAGAACTATAAATATGTTAATCTTTCTGGTTTAGAGCGTATTACACGCTACTTAATATTTGCGGAGCAGTGGCGTATGCCTATTAATACACCCCAGACCGTGCTTAACCACGCACCATCGGCTTCTTTGAGAGCATTAACGGCTGAGGAAATCGTAGAGGCTAAGACTTCTTTAAGGCTTCCCCAGAATGTTCCTATCTTTATGTCTATTAACCGTAATAACGAACGAAAGCGTCTGGATTTACTACTACAAGCGTGGAAGGTATATAAGGACAGCGGGGGTATAGGGCATTTATTTCTACATACCGAAACCCACGATAAAGCGTATTACCATTTACAAACGGTAGTAATGCTTGACGAAATCCCTATAGACTGCCTTACGATTAGCGAAGGTGATGTAAGCGACGATACGATTAACATATTTTATAATATATCCGATTATGGCGTTAATAGTTCTAACGGCGAAGGCTTTGGCATTATGGCGTTAGAAATGGCTTGTCTGGGTAAGCCACAACTGGCTCTGGATATAGGAGCATACAGAACTTACTTAAATGATAAGACAGCCGTGCTTCTAAAGCCTACAATCAGAAATCACCGCAAGTTTAGCGATAGGAATGGAGCATACACCGAAAGCACCAGTCCAGAGGCTTTCGCTGAAGGCTTTAGGCTTATACAAAGTAAGGATAAGCCGATAGTATTTTTATCGTGGGATAATGTCGTAATAGATTTAGTAGCGGAGATTTTAAGGTGCGGATAGAGGGAGGGCGATACAAGTGTAGCCCATCTTACCACCGCCCCAGCCGAACCCAGCGTCTGGGGTATTAGCGGGGGTCTGGCTCTGGAACAGTTCGCAACATAGATACACATTCGCATCGGAAGCGGTAATCACCGTCGTGAATGTAAAGGGAGAACCGGGTAAAACGGCTTGACCCGTAGAGGTGTGGGTGTATGTGGTTGAGCCGTTGGCTAAAGCACCACTTCCAGCAGACTCGGAAAGACCCACACCAGCGAAAGTGTTATACACACCGTTGACCGTAGCAGTCACATAGGGGTAGAAGTTGATTACGGAAACTGAGGTGTTTGTCGCAGTAAGTGCGTTAAACTCCCAGTCAGTCGCCGTAAAAGTAATCTGATATAGAGAAGCGGGTGTAAGGTTCATAGGGACTGTGAGGAGGGGAACGCCTCCAAGGGGATTGTCTGTGGAAACACCAAGAGCCTTAGCAGTCATGTTGGAAACTGCGGGTTGAGGCACGACAAGTCCCTTGGCATTACCAGAAAGTGCCGTAGCGTTAATAACTAAGCCACCACCAGCGGTTGTAGAGCATGTAATAGCACCAGTTCCAGATACATTAATAGACGCTGTATTAGTAGCGACTGAACCGGCTTGTGAGCCAAGAAGCCCAGTCACCGTTCCACCACCGCCACCACCACCGCCAGTCACTTGGAGGTCTACTGTTCCAGCACCCGGTGTAATAAGCACGGAGTTATTTGAAGAAGAGAGGGTCATAACACCACTAACGCCGTTAAGGGATGTGACACCAGCACCACCGCCACCACCACCTCCAGCACCTACATTAAGGGAGGACTGAACTTGCGTATTGGAAATCTGACGCAACGACATCTTTTATATATATTAGCCATATTTAAAAATCGCCCTATTTTCATTTTTCTTGGTGTAATATTTTAGCAATATGCTGGGATACTAAGAACTGGGGATAGTTCTTGTAGATACATACCCACCGCCCCATCTTTCGGAGTTCTGTTATATCTTCTTTTGACATACCTACTCGGGAGGCTAATAAATACCGCAAAGAGGAGAAAGATGTTGATTGTGGGTATATAATGTAATACATAGCCTCGTTTAACATCAAAGCAGTCTTTTTATAGTTCGTGATATAGTGCGTTAAAAACAGACAAGTCGTATTAGTGTGGCGACCAGTAATACTTAAATCGTCTATTAACTGCTGGACTACCTTGCCCTCCTTGCCGGTAAAGCAGTCGTAGTCGTCAAATATAACCATACAATCTTGGAACTCCTCAATCTTCGGGTAGTTGTCTATTAAAGTCTTAACATCAATACGCAGAGGCTTACCTATCTTCATCGTATCCAGCGTGGAATCGTCCGTTAGTTTGCTTATAAGGTATATCTGGCGGTCGGGAAACAGTTTTTTATAACCTTCTGCTAAACCCCTTGCGATATAGGATTTACCAGAGCCGGAAGCACCCGCAACATAATACACGGAACGCTTTTCGGGGTCTGGGTTTGGTATTAGATTAAATGTGCTGTCATCTGGGAGTTCAATAGTTTTCGCATCTTTCTCTTTATGGTCGCTAAGAATGCGACGATAAAGCGACCGTATCTCTTCGTTCTCCGTAAGGCTTTCGGGAGAAACTCCACGCTCTTTCGCCTCAGACAACTTGTTAAATAGGGCTACACGCTGGGCGGGTTTCAAGTGTTTAACATCTTTCGCATAGTTAATAGACTCTATTTCACGCTTACTGGGGTTCTTGCTCTTCTTAGCCTTTTCGTCCTCCTCCGTATATACGCTTAATATCTCTCCATCGTGGTCACCGCCCCTTACAAGTGCTATAGGCATACCTTTTTCTCCAGTCTTGCCTAATGATAGGAACGACATCGTTTATATTATTAGAGAATATTTTACGGAAGTCGTATTTGTATATAGTTTTCGCCCCAAAAGCACGAAACTACGGTAAATACTTGGAAGGAACTGGGAATAATCTTTTGGCTTTCAAGTAGCGTAATGTATAGTTAGACAATATAATAAATATATAATAACGCAATCTATCCAGTAAATCTATCATTACTGGGTTATTATGCTTATAAATAGTTGTATCTCTTAACTTATTAACTACCCGTAATATTTCGTCTTCACGGCGTAAGTAAGTAGGTAAAACTATGTTCGCTAAACGCTGGATAAACTGGCTTACCTCAAAATCCACTTTCTCCTTGGGTATATCCGATACATTTTCAATAATATATTTTAGGCTATTAGCGTCGCCGTATATACCGTATAACCTCCCCAAATCGCCAGTAAATAGGTCGTTAAGCGGTTCTAAGTCGTGCTTGTATCCAAAATAACGGGCAAGGGCATACATACGCTTAGCCATTTTAAAGTAGTTCCCCTCTCTACGCATTAATAGCACGGATTCCCTTATCGCCAAATCCATATCACGAAGACCCGGATTTATTATCTTACCCCTTAGTTTGAACTCGTAAATCATCTCAAAGTCCGTAAAATGATTACCCGCAATCCACGATACAACGTCCATCTTGGTAATCGTAGGGGCTTGTATTCCTTGCTCCAGAGTATATCTACGACCATCTTGTAGCGTCTTGTATCCAGCGATTATCTCTTTTAGCGACCAGCGTAGGATATTGTAGCGTAGTTCCTTTCTTAGGGCTAAAAACTCCACGGCATTTACATTATCTTTCAACATATACTTTGCGATACGAAGTTGTTCGGTAGTGATGATTTTTGTATCGTATAAGTGAAGCACCTTATCAAGTATAAGGCTTTTATCATAGTTTTCCACCTTTCCCTCTTTAATCGTCATATTATCGGGAACTACCTTCCATTCATCTACAGAGCCACATTTTATATCGCTAATATATGTATAAGGGATTTTTAGGACTTCCGCTACTACCCCTTTGAACCGCTTAACGCATTCGCCTACAGATTTAATAGGCACTAACTCAAGTGCGTCTACGTCCCCAGCATATATCTGGTTTCGGAGGGTATAACTTCCGACCAGTTTTACTTTTTTTCCCTTGGTAAAGGACATCGCCCTTATAACAGTAAGGACATCATCACTATAGTCCGCTGGGTATTTCTTAGTAATGATACGCATTCTCTTATATAAAGAGTTTATAAAATAAGCACTTTATATCCGTGTAGGATGATGTAGGGTAAATCGCAGAGTTTGGGTCTGGACTAAACCTCTTTTTCTTGTTTTCCTAAGGAACTTTACGATTTAGCATACATTAGCCTACACAAAAAAATAAGAATAGCGAAATCCTTACGTGTAAGGGGATTTCTGCTATTCTGCGATTTAGCCTACATCGTTAGTATAGACCGTGGGCTTTTACATATTTGGAGGCTTCAATCATCTTTAATCCCCTTTCACGCATTACCCTCTTAACGATTTCAGCACGGGCGTTAGGCTTCTTACCTCCTACCGCCTTTTGTATCTTATTAACCGCACCATAGGCTTTGCCGAGCGTCTTTAGACTATCCATAGGGTGTTTTAACACATTAGTTATTCCGCTAATACCCATAGACAGCAAACTATCGCCCCAAGATTTTCCCCTACCCCTACGCCTATGGCGACCCTCTCCAACCGCTTCACCCTCCGCTGGTTGCTCGTCTATTACCTCAATAAGGGGCTGACCCGGTTGTCTTGGTGCTGGGCGTGGTGCTGGAACGGCTTCCGCTGGTTGTGCGAACGCTGGGTTATTGTCCCTATCCCAAGCCTCTAAAACGGCTTCCAAGTTAGTCACATTCATCTTGGATAGTCTACCAGTAATAGGCGGATTACGGGTCTGTGCTAATGCGATTAAATCCTTCTTAGTCATACCTCTATACGGGCTTTGTCTAAAGTTTCCACGGCGTGTAGAAGCCTCCGCAAGTTCCGCTGGTTGCCCCCTACGAGGTGGTAAGCCTATATCGGTTTCCAGCGGTTCTTGGGCTAAGTCGCCAGAGGGTCTGTATTCGCCTCTATCCATACCCTCCGCTTCGTCCGCTCTATTACGGGCTACAACGCTTATTCTGGGAGCAAGTTCTATGGGAGGGCGACCATCTTCGCCGAAATCCCAGTCATCTAAATCAACTAACACTAAGCCATTATCGTCAATACCGGTCACTTTAGCACCAGCAAGGATACGCATAATATCTTGGCGTGATTTCTCAATATCACCAGAACGCATACCAACACCGAACCGCTTCGCTAATGCTTGGACGGCTTGTTCCCTTGCCTCTGGTGGTGCGTCTATGGGGTTAGGCGATTCAACTGGCACTAAACGCTGTCTTAACTCAGCCTCCTCTTGCTGGAGTGCTACAAGCCCAGACTCATCTAACGCACCATTACGTGCTTGTCTGCGTAGCCCTATAAGTCTTGCGGACGGTTGTTTAGACTGGGGAGGCTGGGGCATCATATTAACGCTTGTATTAACACCAGCACGACCATCATTTCCGATATATGCGTGTAGCACCTTAATAGCCTTGTCTAACTTAAGTAGCGTAGGGGCTAAGCGTGTAGCAGTTGCTCTGCGTTCCCTAACATTAGGTATTGCCTCTATCCGCCTTGTTCCGTCGGCACTTGTTATAGCCGGTGCTGGTGTGGTGCGTAGCCCCTCAACATAACCATTATACAGTTCTCCAAGTGTATTCGCTATTTCTTGTATCTCTCTGCGATAGTTAGAACCAAGTGTGGATAGAGATGATAAGGTCATAGTCCACCACTGGTTAAATACATTCGTTATTTTAGGGTCGTTAGTTCTTAAACTATCAACAAGGGCATCATACAAGGGGTATATAGCGGACAGCGTAGCATTTCCTATATCCGTATCGGTATTAGCGTTCTCAACCGCATTCGCTTGTCTATCCCCAGCCATTTCCGCATATTCCTTCTGGCGTTTGTTAAGCAGTTCTTGTAGGTAATCTTGACCGGCTTTGGTGAACATAATACCACCACGGAGTTCTGAACCCCCACGAACTGGTCTGGGTTCGTATTCGGAGGCATACTTCCATATAGCATTACCACCACGAGCATTAGGTTCTGATAGGAACTCTCCACCAAAGGTATTGATTCCGAATGGTTTGATGCCAGTGCTATTGCGAACCAGTCCAAGGCGTTGGAACGGGCGAACGCCTAATAGGTATTGGTGTTCCGCTGAACGAGTTTGCTTAACCCTATCCATAGCCTTCCTTCGTGCGTCTTCAGCCCAGCCATATTCATCACCACCCATATCTATATCCCATTCAGTCTGGGGTGCTTCTGGATAGAATCCACGTGGTTCACCATAGGCACGAATGAATACCTCTGGAAATGTAATCGCTTGACTGGGTCTTGCCATCTTCTATATATATAACATACATATAAAAGATAGTGTATTTATTTGTTCCTATGCGAACGATATTATGATTGGGGTATTGATTACCTTAATACCCTTCAGTTGTTCGGACTTCTTCACATACTTGCGTTTAGGGCGTTGTGCTTCAGCCTCCTTCTTAGCCTTGCGTTCTTCCTTTGTGAGGGTCTTCTGGTCGGAGTCGGGCATTCCTTTCTAATGAACCGGGAGAATGTTTTTGTGCTGTCTGAACGCACTTAATACAATCCATGGGCTTTTACATATTTGGAGGCTTCTATCATAGATAAACCCTTCTCACGCATTACCTTCTTAACGATTTCAGCACGAGCGGAGCGACCACGACCGCCGTGGGCGGATAGAGGCTGACGGCGTTCGCTGGAAGGATTAGCATATCCGCCCCCATTCATACACTCTTCGTCAGACTCACTATCATTACCACCGCTACGCCCAAGCCCAGCAAGTTTTAAGCCTTGGTCTGCGAATGTTCCAGCCATAGGCATACCTACCATAGCACCAAGGGCATTACCAGCGGGTGCTACAACCGCACGACCAACCTTCTTAACGCCGTTCCATACATCGCCCCAGAACCCGCCTCCAGACATCTTGTGTGCCTTTAAATCCTTAACGGTCATACGACGGTCGCCGATATACCAACTCTTACCGTGTCTGTAGCACATTCCAGACTCCTTAGCCATCTTATGGTGCTTAGCAGACAACTTACCTTGTCCTACCAGTTTTAGCCCCTTATCTGCGTATGTTCCAAGGTTGTCTACACCAACTTGCTTTCCTAACTGGTTTCCAACGCTTTCCACCAGAGGACGGGCGTGTTTCCAAGCCTCAGATGCGACCTTGGGTGCGATTTCCCCACGGAGTTTGCTATTAGGGTTAGTGAACTCATTCTTAATCTTGTCCCACCAGCCACCGCCTTCCGCACCAGAACCCATTAGTTTCTTAGCAACGGGAGAAGTCGCCTCAGCCTTAGCCCAAGCCTTACCAACTGGTGTAGCAAGGGCAAGTAGACCACGCATTCTTGCCCCCATATCGGGCAACTTAGGCTTACGAGCCTCCGCAAGTAGTTCTATATCATACTGGCTATGCTGTTGTGCGTTAGGATTACCTCCGGACATACCACCATCGCCCCTCCAGTGTGAATATCTGGGGTCTTCCATACTACGCATTCTTGCCCTATCCCTATGTGCCATACGAACGCTTTGGTCACGGAAACCCATACCAGAGCCTACCGCTCGTGAAGGGTTCTGCTGGATTGTTTCAACGCCGTTAATAACTTGGTTCTGGCGATGTTCTACGCCACGCATATCTTGGAGCATGTGGTGCTGTCTGCGTCTTGCTCCGCCAACTGGTGCTACATGTTCGCCACCGCCAATCATTCCAGTCCCATTACAAGAAGAGCATCCGCCAGTAATGTTCTTCGGCATTTTCTATATATATACCGCATATTTAAAATCCATAAAATCTAAATATTGTATATAGATAGAATGACTGACTTGGAATCAAATGGTCGTATGTGGGGCGAAGGTATGCCAAAAGGTAATAAGAACGCTGGGTATATCGGACTTATGATTGCTAAAGAGCAAGGCAAAAAACGCACAGATTATGACCCCACACAACGCCGAAAGCGTATCGGTAAGTTTGATATTAACAAGATGGTAGAAGAGCCATCGGATTACCTTAAATCTGCGTATATTGATAAATACAAGAAACTATATACCGGAAATCCCAGAAAAACTTGGGAACAAGTAAGAGCAGAAGCCTCCGACCTAAAACACGCCGTAGCGACTTGGGCGAGGCTACATCCAAATAAGGATGAGCGTATGATTGCTCGTGAAACCGGAGTATCTCAGCCATCTGTTAATCGCTGGAAACGCTTAACGGGACAAGGTAAGGAGGCTAAGGCTAAGCGTAAGGAGTTTGCCGATATGTATAGCGATTACGAAGGGTTTTATACCGACTTTTTAGAGGCTGGAACAAATAGTGCGGAAAATACACGCATATTGAAGCATTTGATTAATGTGGAGGCTCAGAGTTCTATGGAAATAGGCGATGATATACTAAAAGGCATGGAAGACGGTGCTGAAAAAGAGGCAGTTAGGGCTTTATCTGGGTCGCAGAACGACTGGGGAAAACACGCATACGATAATATAGAGGAACTCAATAAGGCGGTTAAGGCGGTAAAAGATAAGAAATCCGCTATGTATGGGGCTGACAGCGACGATGAAGAAGCCAGAAATGAGATAATAGAATATGGCGACCAAAATCCGGGCGAGTTTAAGAGGGCAAAGCAAGGTTCTTTAGAGGATTTGGAACATACTATGAATATAATAAAGGAGGAAATATTCACTTCCGTTATGATGATATTACAACTCCAAGCGACAATAGAGGATATTTGGGACGCAGTATCTGGTGAAGCGGAGGAAGAACCAGATGGTGAAAAACCGGACGCACCGAAAGCCCGTTCCCGCTACGATTTACACCCTTATACTGGCGAAGAAACCGGAACACGCCAAGGGTTCAAGGAGGGTAAGGACTTTACAACTATCCAGCCAGAGGAAGCGGAGGACGAAGAGCCTTCTGGTGCTGGGCGTAAGCGTATTATGAAACTCTACAATAGTAGTGGAAAGGTTCATAAGGGTAAATACCATATAATGGGCGACGGCTCAGTTCATAGTGGGGCTTCGCATACTGCCCGTTCAAAACTTCTCACCGTTAAATAAACATATCGGTAGTAAATCTTCCTTAGGTATATCTATCTTAAGGCTCTTCTCCGTGTAGCCTTTTTCTGGTCTGTATGCGGTTGGGGTGCGGTTTTCGTCGTATTTATCCCAGTCGTCGCTATATTTTCTGTAAAATATACCGTCGCTATAAACCCATACATAATAGTATTCTACGCCCGGTTTTTGTGCGTCTACCTTATGCCGGTCTATAAACGCAGTTTCGTAGTAATCGTGGCGGTAATCCACCCGTGTTTTAACCTCTACGCTTAGCGTCTTATCATCGTTCCACATATCGTGTTTCGCCGTGTTATTTTCGTCTAAGGTTATATTGGTTTTAAACCACTGGGCTATTATATGCCTTACTGCTATTTCGTTCTTCTTACCTATAAGTAGGTTTTGCTGGAACGGTAAAGACTTACCCATTTCCCAGTCCTTGTATCCTAAGTGTTGCTTAGTTGCTTTCTGACCTATAATGTATAGGGTCTTAGAGCATCTTTGCCCATTCGCCGGGATAGTAGGCGTATCGGCGACTATCACCATCGGGCATCGTAATCTGCGGGGCTTGGGTGTCGGCGACTCTGGGACTGGGCTTGGCATCTCCTTTATGCTCTGTAAATATTTTATTTTCGGAGTTATTTACCGCACCGGGGTCTTTCCGTTGAACCGTTAATATCACATCGCCGACTGCGTTTAGTTTAACATCCACCACTTTAGCGGTTGCGTGTTCGCCGTAGGTTGGTATGTTATACACGATATGATGTTTAAACACATTTACATTTATATTACGGTTATGCGAATATAACATTTTCACAAGTTCCACAATCTTAGGCATTATATTATATGTAAATATTATAATGGAGAGGATTGAACGCAGACGGGAACTTGCCCGAATCCGCTACAATAAACGACTGGAGAACGCAAATAAAGAGTTTGTGGAAGCCGTAATGCTACAAAGCGACCACCCAGACATAATAGAACTGGCTACATCTTTACTGGCAAATGGGGGTTTTAAACGGCTGGATATAAATACCCGGAAAATGCTGTCGGGGCATCTTCCGGCGAAAATATGAAATATTTATTTTCACCCGTAAGAATATACAAATGGCTATGCGTGTTTCCGACTTCATGGTAGACCTTAGCAAGAAACTTATGGCTGGAGATGGCGACAAGAAGAAGGCAATAGCGGAGTCGTCCGCTAATCTTTACATTAAAAATCTATGGACGCTTAACGGTAAGCAACCTTTTAATAATCTGGCGTTCTTAAAAAACTCAGATACTATAGATGGATTACTTGCGGGATATAGCGATAATACTAAGAAGACTTATTTATCGTCAATCGTCAGCGTCCTATCGTTGTTTAAGGATAAGGCAACCTACAAGAAGATATACGAGCATTATTTTAAGGGTATGATGGCTAAGGCGGAAGATATGAAGAAGGGTGAAAGCGATACAAAGACCGATAAGCAGAAGGAGAACTGGCTTGAGTGGGCGGATGTTGAGAAGATACGCCAAGATAAGAAGGCAGAGGTAGATGCCTTTAGCCAGAACAAGTTAATAACCCCTAAGCAGTATGCGGACTTGCTATGTTATACGCTACTCTCCCTATACACCCTTACACCTCCAAGACGCAACGCCGACTATTCCGATATGTTTGTGGTAGGCAAGTGGAACAAGGATATGGATACTAACAAGAACTACTTAGATATGGCTACAAAGCGGTTTATCTTTAACAAGTATAAGACGCAGAAGAAATACGGACAGCAAGTCGTGGATTTAAGTGAAAATGAGAAGATGTGGACTGCGATTGCGGATTACCTTAAGCATACACCCCTCCATAAGGGAAAAATCACGAAATCTACTGAGTTCCGGTTTCTTTGTTATGAGGACGGGTCACCGCTTACATCTGTAAATGCGATTACACGCATACTAAACAAATGCTTAGGCAAGAAGATTGGAACATCTATGCTCCGCCATATCTTCCTAAGCGATAAGTATGATATTAAGGATATGAATGATACTGCGGAGGCTATGGGACATTCCGTTAATGAAGCCTTGAAATACGCCAAGGAATAATATGTATATACAGTATAATGCCGTTCTTCGTCAAAAATACTGTAAATCCAAGAACCCGCAAGTTCGTTGTATTTGCCCTATATCCAGACCGCAGATTGGTTCAGTTTGCGACCTTTGATAAACGCACGGGAACACTGGAGAATATTATTCCAGAGAAGCGTGTTAGAACTGGGTTAAATGTAGACAACTATATTAACACACGATTGGTGTTTATACCTATGGAAGTAGAACACGCCCTACACGAACAGCACTGGGTAGGGGACGATGGTGAAGATATTGACCCGGCTTTTGCGGACAGCGAAAACGAAGAATAGGAAAAATAATAATCTTCCGGGTAAATATATAAATGCCAAGCCCCGCTCCCATTCCCGAGTTTCTTACGCCGAACGCAAATGACACCGTCCCCGCTGAGGTGCTACTTAACCGTATCGCAGACGACTATATTGAACTTACAAAACTTCGTATTGAATACGAAAAGAAACTCCAGTCACCCGACCTACAGAAGGCTTACAAGTTCGTCGTGGAGCATAAGGGGTTTCTCCTAAGCCAGTTAATGGTGGAGTTCTACATGTCCCTTATGAATGCGATTACGGAACTTGAGTTCACCGATAAGGAAGACCCTACACTTAATCTAAAGTTAAAATATACCCCTCTTTCATAATGGGTAGGTTTGATATAATACCAGCATTTATCGGCGTATTTATAGCGATTGGATTTTCAGAATACAACCGCTACAAGATGGATAGATACTACGAAGAACAGAACCGCAAGAATAAAGAGGAGATTGAGAAACTTTATAAACGCTATGTAAGGTGATGATGGCTAAATCGCAGAATAGGCAGTAGAGAGAGTATTTTTAGAGTTCCCAAGGGGTTTATTTACGATTTAGCCTACATTAGCCTACATCGTAAATAGATGGTATTTTAAATATTGTTATTCTATATATAGAATGAGTATCGCTAAGGTGTATAAACAAGGCGGTGGAAACGACCCTCTTGTTGGTGCTGGATTCTGGGAAGATGTTTCAGCACTTGGTTCTAAGGTGGTAAAAGGTATTTCCGATACATTTAACCCGCCTCCAGACGAAAGTATGAAGAGGCTTGAGAAACTGAATATGGAAGTAAAGGCTATGAATGCTAAGCGTTCCGCTATGAATGCTAATGCGACGCAAGTAAAGGCGAAACCAGTTGTTGCTCCTAAAAACACTTTCGTAGCGACTGCTCCGGTTATGGCTTCAAAACCTATGACAGCAAAAGCCCAAGCGATACGGAAATCCACTTCTGTAATGATGGAAAAGATACACGACACCGCACCACCAAAGGTCGCAGTAGCGGTAGATAATGGAATGGCTAAAATGTTAGAGATTGAGGCTACGCTTAACGAAATAACCGAAAATCACATGAGTAGCCCAGAAGGCGTAGAAGATGTAGCAGTTTCCGGTAAGATTAAGGGTATAGATAAGGCACAACCCATTTTATGTAGAACTGGGACTAAAAAAGATATTGCGTGGTGGTTAATAGATAGATTTGACCCGGTTTATAAGCAGAAGTATATAGAACCCTTCTTCGGCGGTGGTGCTATATTCTGGCAGAAACCAAGGTCAACTACGGAGGTGATTAACGAATATAACCCCCAAGCGTGTGATTTCTACCAGCGTCTACAGAAGGGGTATGCGACTTCGCCTAACCTAATACCAGAACTGGAACAATACCCTAATGCGATAGAGGCAGTTGGTGCGGATAAGTGGCTGAAGGCGTTATACGACTATTATTGTGGTGCTTCTGGGCGTTATATTTCATCAACGCCTATCAACATTAACGCTGATAAAGGCAAGGGTCAGATGAAGCAAGTAGACCGTATTGCTCGTATTATATTACCATGGTTAAAGGCTAATCCAGTAGTTATTAAGAAGGTTAAGGATTTATTCAATCCTAAGGTAGAATACGACGTAATCCAGAAATCTGTAAATGGCGGTGCTAATGATAATCTGATATGCCTATATTGGTATATGTTCTCTTTTTGTAATGGTCAAGGCGGTTCGCAAAATATCCCCTTGCGTGATATGATGTGCGTAGCAAATAGCCCTAATACTCTTGTTATGATGAGTGGTAAGGAGGATGTAGCAGAGGAAGACGATGATGAGGGAGAGGCTGAAGATTGGAAGGAGGGCGATGCTAAGCCACAGATGCCTATTAAGAAGTCGTCAGACCCTTACAGAAAACTAAACTTGGCTGGGAATGGTTCTTGGTATATTAACCGTATTAAGGGTGTTAAGATTTATAACGGAGATGCCCTTGCTGTCTGCCCTAAGGAGGATTCGCCTAACGCATTCTTTATGTTAGACCCACCTTATGAGGCTGGTGGAGGTTATGGTATTGGTGCTACAGTTGTTAAGGGTAAAGGCGGTGCTAAGAAGGCTAATGCTGAACCTAAGAAGGCAGTTCCGACCCAGAGCGATGTTAAGAAGCCTAACGAAGAGGAAATATACCAGCCTTTACGTGCGGACGACGATGCGAAATCCGTATTTCCATTCCGTGCGTTCGTTAAAATGTGTAATGGATTAAAGGCTAAGGTAATGGTGACTATTAACGGTAGTAAGAACATTCTGGAACTATTCCAAGGCAAGGGAGATGTAAAACACGATAAGGTATGGTATGCGTGTAAGATTTGGGTAGTTAATAAGGCATCAAAGGGTAGTCAATCCGCTCGTTTTGAAATAGTATATGCGAACTATAAATATAAGGATAGTGAGGATGTAAATAGTAAGGCATTTATAGACGCACCAGAATATATCGTATATTCCCCTACTAAGACTACTAAACACTCTGCTAAACAGATTACTGCTATTACATATTCTAAGCCCGTATTACCTTACCAAGACTCCAAGTTTGTCGCTGGTGCTACAATAAAGGGAAAACCAGCGGATTTTATACTGAAACCTAAGAACGAAGATAAACCAGATAAACCCCCACGCCTTAACCCTTGTGTAGCGTCCAAGGAGCGTAAGCCTCCTATACCTAATGAACTTGCTCCGCTTGATATGAGTGTCAAAAAGGCGAAAAAGACAAAAGACAGCAAATCTGCTGTCATAGCCGAACCGGTAGAAAGTGCTACAGAAATAGTTGTAGCCCAGCCAGTCGCTAAACCTAAGCGTGTTCGTAAGCCAAAGAATGAGATTGTAGAGGCTTCTACTGCCGAGGCAAACTTAGACAACGCACCAGATTTAGAGGTAGGCTTAGGTAGACATAGACATAACGAACTGCGTGGTGGATACTATACACAATCTAACCCAGCCCACTTAGGTAGTCGTATGGCTTACGCTCCTACTATTGTTGCCGACGAAAAGCCTATAATGTCTGGAGGGTCTGCCTACGAATCTGGCGACTGGTGAAAAACGGGCTGAAATCCCAACTTTTCCTTATCAACCCCTTACCCCAACTTTTTTACGATATGAAATCGCAAACATTTTTACCGTTTCATATCGCTTACTTACCTAAATGGGGTAAAAATCTATATAGATATATAAATACAAGTAAAAAAAATATTTTTTTTACTATTAAATACGATACAAATCTATACATATTTACCAAAAGTAAGCATATTAGCCAATATTGTAAATAACCCAGCCCAACCTCATTCCCCCGGCTCTGTAAAAAAGTTTATTACCCGGCTGATTTTTTATGTCATCCACAGTCATAAAAGGATGCCCCGCCTCGCCAACGCCAACGCCCAAGCGAATACCCCGGTGCGGAAAGAAAGCGAAACAATAAGCCACGGTGAGGTCATAAGCAGTATGGCAACCACCACCCCAGCGACCAACTGGCACGACGGCAACCCAGTATTTAGCCTTTACGAACGCCTTAACATTAAACTAACGAGCATTAGCCTATACCCAGAGGTAGATAAGACTACGGGCAAGGTAAAGAAAGCATACAAGCCGTTAGGAAAGTGGAAGGAGGAGAGCGACCGCATAGCCAACCTAAGGGCTGGAACGGGCTACGCCCTTATTACCGGTAAGCGGGGCGGTGTAAGCGTAATAGATATAGACGACCCTAATACGGAAACCGCTAAGGAACTAATGGACTTAATGACCGAATGCGAACTCGTAGCCAAAACCCGCAAGGGATTTCACTACTGCTACGCCTACACGGATAAGGTAAAGCAAACTACCAGCGAAGAATACAAAATAGATATACGCAACGACGGCGGTATTATATTTTGCCAACCTACCCAACTACACCATAAGGGTGAGGTATTAGCCCACTACGAATGGATTAAAGAGCCGATGGAAGACGAACTAACGGAAATGCCCCAAGCAGTAATAGACTATTTAGCAAGTAAAGACCAGCGGTTCGTAGGCGTAGAAGCACCTAAACCAAAGCCCAAGGCGAATATAATAGTAGAAACCGAAGTAAGCGACGAAGATGTAGGCGAAAGCGTAAGCCAAGTAAGCAATAGCACCAGCACAGAGCCTAAGGAAACGGAAGAACACGAACTAATAAAGGTGGTGAACGCCCTACCAGACTCGGTGCTAAAGAACTATAGCGACTGGTGCGACATAGGTATTATATTTTATAATATGAAACTAACATGGCAAGACTGGGATAAGGTAAGCAACCGCCCTAACTGCGGATACGAAGCGGGTGCGTGTAAGGCAAAGTGGGGAACATTTACGGATAGTAGAGCAAAGAAACTAACAGACGCTACATTATGGCATAAACTTAAGAAGGCGAATCCAGCCAAGTTTTACGAACTAATGGAAACCCGCAAGGACTTTTTAAATATGCTACAACTACTTAATAGCAACGATATAGCCAAGTATTTTTACAATATATTACCGGACAAATATGTATATAACGAGCATTTAGGCTGGTATAGCCTAAGCCCTACTAATGTATGGTCGCATAGCGAAAAGCCTACGCCAAGCGGTATTAAGGGCGATATTAGTAATACCTTCCAGCAGTTATGCTTAGATACAAAGAAAGCCATATTAACTAAGTTCGCAAGGGACGCTGGTAAGACCGCCGACCAAGAGGAGCATAAGAAACTAAAGGCGGAATGCGACGAGAAAATAACGCTAATACACAAGTCCTACAAGACCTTAGGTGGTGCGGACTTTTGTAGCGGTGTTATTAGTTTTTTAGATACATACTACAACGACCCAGATTTAGAGGAGAAGATGGATATGAACCCGCACCTTTTTGCCTTTAGCGACGGGTTATACGACCTAACCGCTAATAAGTTTAGACCCATAAAGCCCAGCGACTACATTAGCACTACAACCGGCTACGAATACCCTAAGAAGAGCGACAAAGCCGTTAAGGAGGCACTAATGAAGTTCCTAAAGGGGCTACACGAAGACGAGCCAACTACGGATTACCTACTAAAGATATTAGCCTCCGCATTATTAGGCTACAATAAGTTTGAGAAGTTTTATGTATTTACGGGTAAGGGTGGAAACGGCAAAGGTGTAATAGCCGACTTACTACGCATAGCGTTCGGCAACTACTACTACCCAGCCGACGTATGTATATATACCAAGACCAGAGAACGAGTAGACCAGCCTATACCAGCCTTAGTAGAAGGGCGGTGTAAGCGGGTATGGGTAAGCACAGAGCCAGAGGAAAACCAACGCCTACAAGTAAGCGTTATTAAGAAGGTAAGTGGTGGTGACCCAGTAGAGGCAAGAACGCTACACAGTAAGCACATATTTAAGAGTAAGCCGATGTATAAGCCTATTATACAAGCCAACGATATACCCAAGTTAAGCAAGGTGGATATGGGCTTACAACGCCGTATGGAGGTGCTTAAGTTCCCCTTTAACTTCGTAGCGACCCCTACGCAACCGCACGAACGCCAAGGCGACCCAGATATTAAGTATGTAAAGTGCGTAAGCGACGAGTGGCGTAATGAGTTTATGCTAATACTAACCGAATACTACTCCAAGTATATACATACGGCTAAGAGCATAGTAGTCCCCGATAGTATTAAGAATAGCACGGGCGAATACATAGACGATAATAACCCGCTAAAGTTCTGGCTAAGCAGTTATTACGATATAACCAATAATGTAGCCGATACAATAAACGCAACCGAACTAAAACAAGCATACAAAGCCGATACAAATACGGATAAATGCGACGACCGCTGGTTTAAGCAGATGCTGGGGTTTAACGGAGTAGAACACGGTAGAACGGGGCAAGGAGCAGTTTATAAGGGACTAAAGCGTAAAGAGGTTATAGCAAAACCAGAAGTGAATACCGTAGCACCAACCACCAGTATATACGGGTTTAGCCCAGATATGTAAGGTAATGTAGGCTAAATCGCAGAGTTTGGCTTAGGGTGATTAACTTTATTTACTTGTATATGGGTATTTACGATTTACCCTACATCAGCCTACATTTTAAATGGGTATATTTAATATACCTATTTAATATAGAAATGCCTTATGACATAGTTAAGTTTCCAGACGGCTATAGGGTGCGAACTAAGAGCGGAAAATACCTCTCCGATAAACCGCTTACCCTTACTGAAGCGGAGAAGCAACAGTCGGCAGTAGGAATAAGTGAGAGTGCTAAAGGGGGTAGTAAGGGCATCAATATTCCGTATCGTGATTTTGTCAAAGAACATAAAACTCTGCTCGGTGTTCTAAAGCACCCTTCCAAGGCTGGATTAAACGGCGAAATAAAAGACCAATCCGCAGAACTAAAGAAAGTGCTACTAAAAGGTGGGGCATTACCTACTAACGATACGATTGCGGGGCAAATGGCTGAAGATTCGTATAAACCCCAAGGGACAGCAAATATAGGCGGATTTACCTTAGTGTATAATACCCCTACTATTAAGGCATATAAACAAGGTAATAATATTGTAATCGCCGTGCGTGGAACTGTTCCAAGCGATAAGGTGGATTTAGGGGCTGATGCTTCTATCGCAATAAACAATCTAAACAATACTCCACGATACAAAACCGACGCATCAATCGTAAATGCTATACGACAGCAGTATCCAAACGACCGGTTTTTCGGCGTAGGGCATTCGCTTGGAGGGGCTATAGTAGATAATCTTATACAAGATGGTCTAATAGAAGAGGCTGTATCGTTTAACCCAGCAGTAGAGAGTAAGTTTTACAATAATACTAAGAACCAGCGTATATCGCATAAAGACGACCCGCTGTATAGGCTAATGACTAAGAATGCCCGTAATGTGCGTGTAGTTAATGTGCCTATAAAGAAAGACCCCGTGCCTATACCTAAGGTGGGTATATCTTGGCTGGACGAAGGCTTACAGAAAGTCGCACAAAAGTTTAACCCATTTGGCTATTTCCAAGATAAACTAAAAGCCCATAGTGTAGGTAGTATATTTGGTCGTGGTTCTTGCGGTAAGCCCTATGCCAACTGCGGATGTAGCGGTGCGTTTAAGGAGCAACTGGAAGCCGATAAATATACTTGTGCTAAATACCTTAGCGACGCACGTAAGAAGGCAAGTAAGGCTGGGTTAAAAAAGGCTAATACGCTGGATTTTGCTAATGACCCCACGCATAAACTCCGTATAACCGCACCAGATGGTTCTATACGCATGTTCGGTCGTGTAGAGTATGGTGACCACCTAATCTGGTCGCATTTAGAGGCACTTGGCAAAATACCCAAAGGGACAGCAAATAAGAAGCGTAGCGTTTTTCAGAAGTCGCATAGGGCTATAAAGGGCGAATGGCAAGATGACCCATATTCCCCTAACAACTTGGCACTCAATATACTTTGGTAAAAAAGACCCCGGTGCGTTTGTTTCCCCCACAAATAATCCCGGCAACGTGTATAACCACATGGACGCTCCCCACGCCTACGCCAACTGCCCTAACCCAGAGGAGTGTAATAGATGCGAACGCCCGGTCGCACCAGTAAGGGAAACCCGCCCACCGCACCAAGCCTACTATAGGGCTTACGACCGTAGGGATATTACTAAGTATTATAGGTGTATAGATACACCAGAGGGCTTAGTATGGCAACCCGAAAACGGTAGGGGCAAGTCCTATAAGTGCCATAGTATCGCTGGGACGATGGGTTCTACCGGCTGGGGCTTTAGCGACCCCAAGGTAGACCAAGGGCGATGGCAACCGATGAACCCCTACGGCTTCTAAGCGTAAGTGTATATACAGTTTAATATTATAGCCTACAAGGCTCTAATGCTAAACCGAACCGCAACCCAGCCGACCTCAGAGTCATTCCCCCGGCTCTGGTAAAAATGTTGTAAGTGCGTTTGTTTCCCCAACTTATTATCCCGGTAGTAAGTATAACACGATGCCCCGCCCAGCCAACGCCAACCAACGCACCCCGCTACAGAAGATGGACGCTCAACGCAGATACGCATGGTGTAGGTATTACGAGGAGGCACGGACTAACCACGAAATGGCACTTACGCAAGTAGCCCGTATAAGAAGGGTAGTAGCCGGTGAAATACCCCAGCACCTTAAGACGGAGATGGAGGAGATGGCACAAGCACTAAGTAAGCCTTACGAATGCCCTATATGCTTAGACCTAATACCCAAGGGCGAACTGGATATTACTAACTGCGGACATAAATACTGTAAGCGGTGCTTAACTACACTAAAGGCTACTACCCAGCCCAAGTGTGCGATGTGCCGAACGGAACTATGGGTCACACGCCCAGAGCCTACTAACTAACACTTAAGTAAGCATACTGATTTAGTCTGGTATTTAAATACCGACATAAACCCGTATTTTTGTAATAT